CCCTTCCTTGAAGGGTTCCGCAATGGCCAGCTCAAGGCTGTCGCGGCGGGTACGCGTGGCACCTATTCCAGTGTCGCGCGCAGCTATGACGGCACCTATTCGGCGCAGCGTCAGGAGTTGGTCGAAGGCCAGTTGGGTTACGACCTGCTGCAACACGAATTCATTGACTACTGGTGCCGGCCGGTTTACCGGAAATGGCTCGAAATGGCGATCCTGAGCGGCCAGTTGGTCGTGCCTGCTGATGTCGATCCGCGAACGATCTACGGCGCGTTTTATCAAGGCCCGGTGATGCCCTGGATCAATCCGGTGCATGAGGCCACGGCGTGGAAAATTCTGGTTGAGGCCGGCTTTGCAGACGAGGCCGAGGTGGCCCGATCGCGGCAGCGCAACCCTTCAGAACTCAAGGCGTCGCGCACGGCAGAAGTCGCCGCGAACCGCGAGAGCGGGCTGGTGTTCAGCTCGGACTTTTACCACCAAATCTACGGGAAGAATCAGCCCAATGATGACGAAAAACAACGAGCCGCTGATGCGGCCACGGGCGTCGATAAGCCCGACGAATAAGCCCGAGGAAAGTTGGTACTCCATTCGCGCCGCGTCGCGGGGTGTGGCGGAAGTCATGCTCTATGACGATATCGGCGCCTGGGGAATCTCGGCTCGCCAGTTCGCTCGCGATCTGGCGGCGCTCGGTGACGTGTCACAGATCAATCTACGGATTCATTCCGGCGGCGGTGACGTGATGGACGGCACGGCTATGTACAACATTCTGCGCGGGCATTCGGCGCGCGTAGAGGTGTACATCGACGGCATGGCCGCTTCGATGGCCAGCGTGGTCGCGATGGCGGGCGATGTGATCTATATGCCGGCCAACTCCATGATGATGATCCACAAGCCATGGGGCGGGCAGATCGGGGATGCCGATGATCTGCGCGAATATGCCGATCTGCTCGATAAGGTTGAGGGCACGCTGGTGCAGGCGTATGCGCGCAAGACGGGCAAGTCTGCGGAGGAAATCGCGGCAATGCTCAAGGTGACGACGTGGATGGATGGAAACGAAGCGGTGGCGGCCGGCTTCGCGGATCAGGTGTTAGAGCCTATCAAGGCCGCCGCACAACTCAATTCGAAACGCCTGGAGGAATACACCAGCATGCCTCAAACAATGCACACCTTGATGAATCCACGCGGCTCTGTTCCAGCGCCTGCCCCGGCTCCAGCTCCAGCTCCAACCCCGGCACCCGCTCCAGCGCCGACGCTGGCGTCCGCTAGTCTGACGGCCGACCAGATCCGCGCTCAGGCGCTGGCGGATGATGTGGCCCGTCGTACCGGCATCGTCGCGGCATTCGGCGCGTTCGGCGAGCCCCATGCGCAATTGCTGCGCACCTGCCAGGATGACGTCAATTGCACGGTCGCACAGGCTCGCGAGCAACTACTGGCCGCCATGGGCGCGGCAACCACCCCGACCGCGAACGTTCGCCATCCTGGTCATGTTTCCAACGGCAATCTGGTGGGTGATTCGGTTCGGGCTTCGTTGTTTGGTCGTCTCGGCATCGAAGAAAACCAAGCGGACAACGCTTACAACCACATGACCCTGCGTGAACTGGCCCGGGCTTCCCTGGCTGATCGCAGCATTGGTGTCGCGACGCTGCGGCCGATGGATATGGTCGGTCTGGCCTTTACCCACGATGCCAGCGACTTCGGCAACATTCTGCTCGATGCCTCGCACCGTTCGTTGTTGGCGGGCTGGGAGGATGCTGAGGAAACCTATCACCTGTGGACGCGCCAAGGCCGCTTGAGCGATTTCAAGGTGGCCAACCGCGTCGGTCTGGGTGCAATGTCGACGCTGCGTGAAGTGCGCCCAGGCGCTGAATACAAGTACATCACCCTCGGCGACACCGGCGAGACGATTCGCTTGGCCACCTACGGCGAGATCTTCAGCATCAACCGTCAAGCCATCATCAACGATGACCTCGACGCCCTGAGTGCGATTCCGCGGCTGATGGGGGCGGCGGCTCGCGCAACCATTGGTGATCTGGTGTACGACACTCTGATCAATAACGGCAAGATGAAGGATGGCAAGCCACTGTTCGAAGCCTCGCGCAAGAACCTGTTCACCGGTGCCGGCTCGGCGCTGTCGATCGCGGCAATGAGTGCGGCCAAAACCGCCATGGCGCTGCAGAAGGGCAAGCCGGCGAAGGAGGGCGAAAAGACCCGCACGCTGAACGTCCGCCCTGCGTTCCTGTTGTGCCCGGTCGCGCTGGAAGACCAAGCCAATCAGTTGATTCGCTCGACGTCGGTGCCGACCGCCCAGGTCAACGCCGGCGTGGTCAACCCAATTCAGAACTTCGCCCAGGTGATCGGCGAGCCGCGCCTGGACGACAATTCGTCGTCGGCCTGGTATCTGGCCGCGAAGCAAGGCAGCGACACCATTGAAGTGGCCTATCTGGATGGCGTCGATACGCCGTACATCGACCAGATGGAAGGCTTCACCAGCGACGGCATCGCGACCAAGGTTCGCATCGACGCCGGCGTTTCTGCGCTTGATGCGCGCGGCCTGAACAAGTCCGCCGGGGCCTAACGCGTCGCCCATCCCATGACCCCGCCTAGTGCGGGGTTTGTTGTTTCTGAAGAGGGAAAAAGTCTATGTCCACCAACTATGTAAGCAATGGCGAAACCGTCACCTTGCCGGCCCCCACCGGCGGCTCTGTCGCGGGTGTGCCCCAGGTGATCAATGATCTGGCCGTGATGCCGCTGCAGGGCGGCCCCAAGGGCACGGTGATCGTCTACCGCACCGGCGGCAACTGGAGCGTGCCGGCCGATGCCGCGCTGAAGGCGGGCATGAAAGCCAGCGTCAAGGCGGGCGCCCTGGTCGCGTCGGGCACTGCGGACTCGGCCCCTTACGGCAAGCTGTTGACCGATTCGGTCGGCGGTTATGCCGAAGTGCTGATCGTTCAGTAATGGCCGGTGCCCGTTTCAGAGACGTGGCCGACCGCGTGGACGCGTTACTGGTGAGTCGTTTGGGCGATCCGGTCACCCTCGCAGACGGGCGCGACATATCTGGTGCTTTTGCCTCGCCTTTTGTCGGCGCTGAGATCGGTGGCGGCAAGGCCGGCGCCGCACGCCTTGGCGGGGCAATCAATGCTGACGAGGTGTTAGAACCCACCCTGACCGCGCGATTGGTCGACGTGCAAGGCGTCAAAAAAGGCGACTTTCTTACCATTGAGCTGCCTCCCGCGTTGGGTGGTGGCCACTACAAGGTCGTGCGCCTGAAGCCTGACGGCTCTGGCATGGTTGACCTGGTGCTGAGCGTGCCCAATGAGCGAACTGACGACATTACATGATGCGATCACTCGCATTATCAGCGAGCGTATGCCTCGGGTTCTGCATGTAGAGCAGTTCCCCGAACTGGACGCCAAAGTAAACACACCGGCATTGTTGTACGGCATTACTGACATAACCCTGGGTACTGATCGGGGGGAAGGGAAAACGGCACTCGTTGGCCGTTTCCAGTCCTGCATTCTGGTCGATGCCGACCGGCCCAGGGCATCCCTACAGGCCGCTATCTTGGCGACTCAGATGGCGACTGTGCTTAAGGATCAGTGGTGGGATTTGGATTTTGTCACCGGTCCGCCGGAGCAGGTCCACGCCCAGCCCGAAGCCCCGACAGCGGAGCTTGAGCAGTTCGTTATGTGGTCGGTGCAGTGGATCCAGCCTTTCGAGGTTGGGGAGTTCACTTGGCCGTGGCCTGATGAGCCGCCTGGCTCGCTGGTGTTCAACATCGAGCCGGGCGACGAACCTGTGGCGCCCGAGGATCTTTCGTGAGTTACGCCGATGCGGAACATGACCGCATGATCGCCGCCATGCTGATGCCTTGTGTGGTGGTCGGTGTGGATCTGGCGGCCCCGGCGGTGCGTGTCAGCAATGGCGAATGGACGAGCGCCTGGGTGCGCTGGCACAGCCAGGCGGCCGGTAAGGCGCGGCACTGGCGGGCGCCAAGCCTGGGCGAGCAGGGGGTGTTGTTCAACCCCAGCGGCCAGGCGGGCATGGGCACGTTTATCCCTGGGCTGTACGGCAATGCCGGCGGCCCGCCGGATAATCGCGATCATGTCGAGGTCTGGCGTTTTGATGATGGCGGCTCGCTGGTCTACGACTGGGCGGCCAAGACCTACACCATCACCCTGCCAACCGGTACCGTCACTATCAAAGTGGGCAGCACCGTTGTGACCGTTACGGATAACGCGGTGAATGCCACGGTGGGCGGTACCGAGTTCGACCTGGCTCCCGGTTGGGCGGCAATTAAGTCGCCGCAGATTGCGTTGATCGGGGCGGTCGAGATCGACGGCCCGTTGCACGTAACGCAGAGCATCACCGGCGCCGCCGACATCCTGGCGGCCGGTAACAGCGACAACCACCACAAGCATTAACCAAAAATCACCTACAGCCCGCCGCGTGCGGGCTTTTTCATGCCCGGAGAAATCATGGCCAAGACCATCGAGAAACCCGCAATCGAAGAACAGGCCCCGGCCGCGCAGGCGTCGCTGACGTTCCGCGATCTGGTCTACACGTCGCGCACGCTGGTTGTGCCTGGTACCGATCGTACTTACCCGGTGGCCAAGCATCTGGTGGTGGTGCCGGAGTCCGATAAAGAGGCCGTGACCTTCCTGAAGGCTAGCAGCGAATACGCCGCCCAGGAGGGCTAAGCCAGATGATCGGAATGGATCGCCACACCGGGCAGCCCATATCCGGCATCGAGCATTTGCGACAGTCCATCGCGGACATCTTAAGTACACCCCTGGGCAGTCGCCGGCACCGGCCGGAGTACGGCAGCAAGCTACGCCTGTTTGTTGACTTGCCAATCAATGCAGGCTGGAAAAGTGCGGTTCAGGCCGAAGCGGCCCATGCCCTCGGC